GTTGATTATGTGAGAGGAGAAATTAAAATAGGAACAATTAACATAACATCTACAGCAAGACCTAATGGAATTATAGAGATTCAGGCTTTCCCCGAATCAAATGATGTTGTTGGGCTTAAGGACTTGTATCTAAGTTTGAATATTTCAAAAAGCACAATAAATATGGTTAGGGATGTGATTGCTTCTGGTGATGAAATATCTGGAACAAAATTTATTAGCGATTACTACACATCAAGTTATTCTAACGGGAATCTAGCAAGACAGTAATATGATACAGACTGGATTTGAATCTAAAGTAAAAATTCAACAAATTGTTGAAAGTCAACTTCCAAGTTTTATTTTGGACGAGAGTCCAAACGCCGTAGAATTTTTAAAGCAATACTATGTTTCACAAGAATATCAAGGTGGACCTATTGATATTACTGATAACTTAGATCAGTATTTAAAATTAGATAATCTGTCTCCAGAGGCAATCGTTAGTTCAACAACATTGTCGGCTGACATTGCAGATTCTTCCACTACGATTCAAGTATCCAGCACCAAAGGATTTCCAAATCAGTATGGTTTATTTAAAATTGATGATGAAATTATTACCTATACTGGTATAACTACAAATAGTTTCACTGGTTGTATTCGTGGATTTAGCGGAATAACCGACTATCATCAAGAATTGAATCAAGAAAATCTTGTATTTTCTACATCAACTGCTGCAGCTCATGCAGCAAACTCAACTGTTCAAAATCTTAGTTCCTTATTCTTAAAGGAATTTTATAAAAAGTTAAAGTATACCTTTACTCCTGGATTTGAAAATCTTACCTTTGTTGATGAAATTGATGCTGGCAATTTTATCAAACATGCGAAAGATTTTTATGAGTCAAAAGGCACTGATGACTCTATTAGAATCTTGTTCAATGTTCTTTTTGGTGAAACGCCAACAGTTGTTAACTTAGAAGAATATCTAATTAAACCCTCTGCTTCAAATTATGTAAGAAGAGAAATCGTAGTTGCAGAGGCAGTTTCTGGTGATCCGCTTAAACTGGTTGGACAAACAGTTGTAAAGAGTACAGATCCGAGCACTAGTGCCTCAATATCTTCTGTAGAAATATTTACAAGAAAAGGTAGAACATATTATCAACTTGAATTATTTGTTGGATATGATAATCAATCTGCTGTTCAAGGTAACTTTATAATTACCCCAAATACAAAAGCATTAGAATCAGTTTCTGTAGGTTCTTCAATTCTTAGCGTTGATTCTACGATTGGATTTAAAAATGCTGGAACTATCATATCTGGCACCAATAGTATTTCATACACTGGAAAGACTGTCAATCAATTTTTAGGTTGTACTGGAATTACTTCGGCAATATCTCCGACAGATAATGTCAGATCTGGAGATACCTATTTCGCTTTTGAAAATGGTGATACATCAAAGAAAGTTGAAATGATATTCTTTGGTGTACTTAATGACCTTGTGCAAACTAGTGATAGTTTAAAGGTTGATGAAAATGATATTGTTTATGTTAAAAACTATGGAGATAAAATAGAAAATGGTTCTGAATCATATAAACAAATTTTTGCAAATTCATGGATATACAATACAAGCACCAGATATCAAATTTCTGATAATACTAATTTAACCCTTGGATCTATCATCGATAAATCCAGTTTAAAAATTGGCGATGAAGTAGAAATATTAGAAAGAGGCACAGAAAATGTCGTTGCCGCAACAGGTGTTCCTTACATTGAATCAATTAACACTGCACAAAACAGTGTAACGATAGCAAACTTGCCAACATTAACATCTGGCAGTAATTATGATGTAAGAAGAAAAATTAATAAATCTTCCTCTACTTCAACTGAATTTTACTACGGCAACAGTAAAATTTTATCGGACGTATTAAATTTTTACAGTGAAAGAGATGAATATGCATATATTGCATCCAACTCTCTTCCATCGGAAGTTAAAACGGGAATTAATACTACAGAATATAGATATGATATTAGTGAAAAAATAAAAACCGTAACCGTATCAAGTTCTTCGAATTTTGAAGATCTTTCTGAGGGACTTTATTCTACAATTGCACTAACATCCGATGCTCCCTTTGTTAATGGAGACAAAGTATACTATAAACCAGTTGGAGATACACTAGTTGGTTTGAATACTGGGTATTATTATGTACAAGTTCAATCAAATTCACAACGATTTAAATTGTATGCATCTCCATCTTTTATTGGTAGTGCAAATTATCTAAAATTCGATACTCCATCGGGAATAGGAACTCATTCATTTACTCTCCATTCTCAACAAAAAGAAAAGATTGGTGTACAGAAACTTTTAAGAAAATTCCCACTTCAAAAAAATATTAAAGGTGGAACGGGACAAAAAACTGCTCCAGGTTCTACTGGAATGTTAATTAATGGTGTTGAGATTAATAATTATAAATCGACGGATAAAATATACTACGGTCCACTTTCAGCAGTAACTGTTTTAAATGGCGGAAAAGATTTTGATGTAATTAATCCTCCAGTTATAAGTGTATCAAGTGGCACTGCAAAAGTTCAACCAGTAGTAAGTGGAAGTCTCAAAAAAGTATATGTAGATTCTCAAAATTATGATGTTGATAGAATTGTATCCACCAATGTAACTGGTGGAAATGGAAATGGAGCCGTAATTAAACCAGTTCTTGCTAAAAGAGTAAGAACCGTTTCTTTTGATTCTAGGGCTTTAACTGATGGTGGTGGTGTAAGTACAGCAACTAATCAAATTGTGTTTTTGGAAGAACACAATTTTGTTAATGGAGAAGAAATTGTTTACAACTCTCAAGGAAACAATGAGGTTTCTATTGGAATAACAAACAAGTTAGTTAATAATGCATCTTATTTTGTACAAGTTGATAACAACTCAACCGTTACTTTATACAATACCTTAAGCGATCAAACTTCAAAAACAAATCCAGTAGGATTATTTTCTGGATCTAACGGAACTCATAAATTTTCCACTGCAAAATTTAAAAATGTAGTTTCTTATGTAAAGGTTGTAAATGAAGGATCTGGATATACAAATAGAAAATTAGTTGTAAAACCTGTCGGAATTTCAACCACTAGAGATACCATTAATTTTACGAATCATGGATTCAATACAGGTGAGATAGTAACTTATGATTTTGAAACAACTCAAATAACAGGAATATCCACATCAAACCAATATTACGTTTTAAAAGTAAATGATAATGCTTTTAGATTGTGTGATGCTGGTGTAGGTGGAACAATAACCTCAAACTTTGAGAGACAAGACTATCTGAAGTTTACAGATACTGGAGTTGGATATCAATATTTCAGTTATCCGGATATTTCAGTATCAATTACTTACGTTAATACTGGTATTGGTTCAACAACACAACAATATCAAGAGCTTGTTACGACACCAGTGGTTAAAGGAAGTTTGGTTGGAGCATATTTGTATGAGAGTGGGACAGGATATGGTTCTACATTCATCAACTTTGAAAAGAAACCAATAATTAGTATAAAAAATGGGAAACAGGGAGAAGTAACGCCGGTAATAATTAACGGTTCTGTCAGCTCTGCAAATGTTACATATGGTGGACTAGAGTATAATTCTGTTCCAGATTTAGTGGTTGAAGATTCTAGTGGATCTGGATCTGGTGCTGAACTTAGAGCTGTAATTAGTGGCGGCAAAATAACTGATGTTAAAGTCATAAGTGCTGGTATTGGTTACTCTGCAACCTCAACAAAAGTGAGGACAATTTCTGCAGGTAAAAATTCTGTCATTGATGTAAATGTAAGGGATTTAACTGTTAACGATAATTCTAGTAGATTCAGCACTGGAGAAGTTCTTTTAAACTCTGATGATAATTTAAGGTATGCTGTTTCCAAATATTTCTCTGATATTAGAACATCATTCAATGAAAATTTTGGAAATGTATCAGGAATTATTGGATGGGCATATGATGGAAATCCAATTTACGGACCTTTTGGATATACGAATCCAGAAGATATGACATCAACGGTAAAAACGTTAGAGTCTGGATACACACTTGACACCTCAAATGTCGTAGATAGACCTTCTGGATTTACTGATGGTTACTTTGTAGAAGATTACAAATTTGACAATAGTGGAGATTTGGATGAATATAATGGTAGATTTGAAAAGACTGCTGAGTTTCCAAAAGGGGTTTATGCGTACCACGCAACGTTAAATGCTTCCGATCAAACAACACCAACATTCCCATATTTTATAGGTAATGAATATTACTCCAAATCCATCAAAGATGTTGACTTAAATCAATCATTTGATTTTAATAACTCAACTTTACACAGAAATACTTTCCCATATAAAGTATCTGAAAATAATGCCGACTATGATTTCATCAATGAAATTGATGATGTAACCAAACAACAATACATAATAAACTCGGTAAGTAGTGGTTTTATTCAGTCAATAAAAATTGAAAACGCTGGAACTAACTTTAAAGTAAATGATAGTCTAATATTTGATGAAGAAGGAACATCTGGAACGGGATTGGATGTAAAAGTTTCTTCTATTAAGGGTAAAGATATTGTAGAAGTAGATACAACATTTACTGAAAATCTTAATGCCATATTTACTTGGAATAAAGATAATCAAGTAAAGGTATCGGTTCTTCCAAAGCATACATTCTCAAATTTAGATTATGTTTCAATTTCTGGATTTACCACTGCTCTCTCAAATTTAAATAAAAATTATAGAATTTCTGTTCCATCATATGCAAATGGTGCATGTTTATCAACAGTAACATCAGCACCGTCTGTCGGATTTACAACCGAAATTTATGTTTCTCCTGTTCCTGAACAAATTTCCGTTGGAAGTAGTATTGGAATTGGAACAGAAACATTAAAAGTATTGGGAATTTTTAGGAACGAGAATATTCTTAGAATTGAAAGGGGATTGTCTGGAGTAGCACACTCACAAGGAACTAGCGTAACATTTATCCCAGATTCATTCACTATTTCCGAAAATGTCAATTACTTTGAGTCTAAACTTAATGATAAAGTATTCTTTAATCCTAGAGAGTCTTTAGGAGTTGGAACAGTAACAGGTGTATCAACGTCAGTTACATTTGATTTTGGCGATTCTACTACTACTAGGGATATCATTGCTAAGGGTGTATTCTTAGAAAATCATCCATTTACAACTAACCAACAACTCACATATACCAGTAACGGTACAAATATATCTATTTCTACAGATGGTTCGACAACATTTACACTACCGTCCACTGTATATGTCGTAAAGAAGAATAAAAACTTAATCGGCATCAAAACACAAATTAGCAGTGCTGAAGTATTTTTCCATACTAATGGTGATGATGATGACAGATATTCTTTCGAATCATCATATACACAAATATTAGGCGATATTGAGCAATCTAAAGCAACCGTTTCTGTGTCAACCTCTCATGGATTGACAAACGGTGACGTTATTAAATTAGAAGTTAATCCAAATCTTTCTGTTGGAATTGGAACATCAACAGGAGTTCGTGTTCTCTATAAATCAGAAATTGATAGTTTAGTTATTAATCCTATCGGATTTAATTCTACAGGAATTAATACAGCAACTAATGTAATTACCATAACAGATCATGGTTTAAAAACTGGCGACAAGATATATTTTGAAGATTCTAATAATGTCGCTTTAGATAAAAATTATTTCTACATTTACAAAATTAATTCAAATAAGTTTAATCTGTGTGAAACTTATAGGGATTCATTAGTAACACCTCCATTAGTCGTTAGTATTGCCAGTACTGGTGGATCTAATCAATCAATATCGCCCATTAATCCTCAAATACAGACAGTTAAAAATAATAACTTAGTATTTGATTTAACTGATACTTCTTTAAACGGATATAGGTTAAAACTGTTCTCTGATAGTGGGTTCAATAATGAATTTGTTTCTATTGGCAATACTACAAGTTTTGTTGTTTCTGGAGTCGGCACCGCAGGTGTTTCGACGAATGCTTCTCTGACTTTAGAGCATAATGCTAGTCTTCCAGAAGAACTATATTATGCTTTGGAGAGAGATGGCACATTAGTATCTTCCGACACTGATATTAAAAATAATTCAAAAATAAAATTCACTGATAGTTCATATAATAATTTTTATACTATAAGTGGTGTAGCAACAACTACTTTCACCATCAATTTGACTAAGAAACCAGAAAAACTTTCTTATACTCAAGCAGAGTGTGATACTTTAGAATACAGTACCACGTCAGAAACCGCTCAGGGATCAGTCAAAGAACTTCAGATTCTTTCATCGGGATTTGGATACAAAAAATTACCTACTCTGAAATCCACAACTTCAACAAATGGTAAAGATTTAATTATATCAACAATATCAAACACTATTGGAAATCTGAATCAAACTAGAAGTGTTACAGATAATTTCATATATTCTCCAGATATTACACTGAGACCTCAAGCTGCTATATCACCATTAATTACAGTTAAAGATTCTAATACCATCACTAAGGTTGATATTGTCAATGCGGGAGAAGGATATACTAAAGCACCATCTGTAGTACTTATAAATCCAAACAATAGAAATGTTATAAACTCAGGTTCTTTCGACGTTTCTATAACAGGAACTTCTATTCAATCCGTTAATGTAAATATTCCGCCGAAAGGATTGCCCGATAACTCTGTTGAAGTATTTACAAAAGATAACACTAATGGTATTAGTGTTCAGCAAGTTCAATCATCTTCTACAGGCATCTTCACTTGTATTATAACAACACCAACTATCAATGGTATTACAAGTTTTACCACACAACCTTTTGAAATTGGCGATAAAGTTTTTGTAGAGGGAATTCAAAAATATAGTACTGATGGTGATGGATTTAATTCCTCCGATTATGGATATAAGTTTTTTGAAGTAACAAATTACATTAAGGGACTTACTGTTAACGATCAGGTTGTTTTGAGTATTTCTGGACTTGGAACAAATACGGGAATTGCCAAAACAGTACAAGATTCTTCTGGTATTTTAATTAATCAAGATTCATATCCAACATTTACTGTAACACAAAGTATTAGTGAGTTTCTTGTTGGCGAAAAATTAATTAGTGACAGTATAGAAAGAGATTTAGTTGTTGCAGAAAGTAATCGCAATCTCCTGAAAGTTTCTGGTTCTTATAAATTGTCCCTCAATGAAAAGGTAACAGGACAACAATCCGGAAATGTTGCGACTATTTCTAAGATAGAATCAAATGAAGGAGAATTCATTGTTAATTATTCAAATGACAAAGATTTGGGGTGGGACAATGAAATTGGAAAGTTAAATGAAGATTTCCAAGTCATACCAAATAATGACTACTATCAAAATCTTTCCTACACGATTAAGAGTTCTAAAACTTGGAAAGAGCAAGAATCTGTAGTTAATAACTTAGTTCATGTTAGTGGACTGAAGAATTTTGCAGATGTTGGTATAACAACAGCAACGACAAAAAATGCTGATGGAAAGAGTGCAGGAATAAAGACGGCAATTAGTGACACAAACTTCTATTCAATCTTTATAGATGAAAATAGAGTTGATGCAGTATACAATTTTGATAATGTTTTTGATATTGATGTAGCTAATTCCAAATCTAAATTCTTAAAGTTAGAAAATAAAAAACTCACCGATTATATTGAATTAAAATCAAATGATGTTTTGGCAATTGATGACATTAGTGATCAATTCTCTAACAGCGATGCAGACATTACTCCCTACGTAAATCTGGTTAAATTGGGAGATAATAATTACGAAAATTATATCTTTAGAGTAACAAATTCCGATAATACTGAAGTTCAATTTAATGATTTAACAATCATCAATGATGGAACATCATCGTTCATTTTGGACAATGAGTTTTTGGCAAATCGTGGAACTGATGAAACACCTGGAGAAGAATATGGAACATTTGATTTATACACAGATAATTTCAATGACACATATCTGAGATTTAATCCAGACGATCCAAATGATACTGACTATGATATCAAACTTATCAAGCAAACTTTCAACGGAACAACTACTGGAGTTGGAACAACATCGATTGGATTTGTAGACTTAACTGGTTCTATTAACATTGAATCTACTGGAACTGGAATATCAACAATTATTAGTCTTGATTCTAGTAAGTTTGAATCTTTATATTTGACAGCGCACGTTGTTGATAATACCAACAATGATGCAAACTACGTTAAACTTTTAGTTTCTCATAATGGAACTGATAGTTTCATTTCAGAGTACTATGCAGATAGTGAAGATAGCGTAAGTTTCTCTGGAAATTCTATTGGAACTTTTGGTGCCAATTTATCTGGTGGAGTATTAAGTATTACTCATACTAATGACACTTCACATGAAGTTCAAATAAAATCTAACATCGTTGGATTTGGAACTACAGCAGTCGGAGTTGGAACATATAGATTTATCACCAGTGGTCAAACTCCAGGCAATGAGAGAAGTGTAATTTATGAATCGAAGCACTATGACACCGTATCGGCAGCTTCTACTGTTATTCTTACATTAGACAAGAATTTGTTCAACGCATCCAAATCTTTCGTTGAAGTGAGTATTGGATCTACAAAGGCTCTTCACCAAGTGTTGACTATTCATGATAATACTAATGTATACACTCATCAGTTACCATTCCTTTCTGTAGCAACTACAGATGAGTTTGATACTGCTTCTGGTGTTGGAACATTTGGAGGAGATTTTGATGGCGATGACTTACAATTAACATTCTATCCAGATAGTGATCAAACTGGAGATATTGATATTTCAGTCTTTAGTAAATCAGTATATACAACAGTTGATATTGCAAATGAACCAGATGCCTTGGTTTATGGAAGAATCGATGAAGAAGTAGATGAAAAATTCTATAATTCAATAAATGGCGATAGAATCAACAAATTTGATTTTGAATTAACTACTAACGGAACACCAATTTTTGCAAAGACATTCAATCCAAATTCTGTAGCACTGGCAGCAACTACTGGAATATTCTCAATCAAGAATCATTTCTTTAGAACTGGGGAGGAATTGATTTACACTCCAAATTCAACTTTTGTTGGAGTTGGTACTAGCGCTATGAGACATAACGCTACAGATGAACTGCCTACAACGGTATTTGCAATTAAACTGACGAATGATACATTTAAAGTTGCTCTCACCAAATCTGATGCTCAAAGTGGAACTGGAGTTACCTTTACAACTTTGGGTGAAGGTAATGCCCATAGATTTACTATGGAGAAAAGAAGTTCTAAAGCGATTATCACCATTGATAATCTGGTACAGTATCCAATAGCAGCTACCAAGATAACTCATGAGTTGTCTGGAAATGGTGGATCAATAAGTACAACTTTGAATCTCTTCTCTTTAAGTGGAATATCCACAATATCTCCAAAAGATATACTGAAAATAGATGATGAATATATGGAGGTTACTAATGTCGGATTAGGAACAACTACTGTAGGACCTATTACCAATACTGGATCAGAGAATCTTGTTTTGGTTAAGAGAGGTTTTGTTGGAACATCTGCAACTTCACACACAGATTCTACTGTAGTTAGAGTTCATAAAGGTGCATTTAATATTGTTGATAGTACAATTTACTTCACCGATGCTCCAAGAGGAAATCCACAAATCGATAAGACAGATTTGAACTTAGATTATGAAACATCCACATTTAATGGAAGAGTTTTCCTAAGAAATGATTATACTGGAAACCAAATTTATGATGATATTTCTGATGAATTCACTGGAATTGGCAGAACATTTACATTGTTAGTTGGTGGTGCAAATACTACAGGACTTGGATCAACTGGTGGAAGTGGAATTGTATTTGTAAATAATATTTTCCAAACTCCTACAACAGATAATAATAGAAATAATAACTATGTTATTAATGAAGATACCTCTGTTGGTATCACTACGATAGTCTTCTCAGGACTTACAAAACCAGATATAGATCCATTAGAGTATGTCGTTTCAGATTTTGATATAAATCAAAATGAGGTTCCTAGGGGCGGCATTATAGTTTCTCTTGGTTCTACACCAGGATTAGGATTTGCACCTCTTGTAGGAGCATCTGTGACTGCTGTAGTTGGTGCTGGAGGTTCAATTGTATCTGTAGGACTTGGAACAACTGACTTCAATGGTTCTGGATATAATGGACTGGTTTCTATTGGAATTAGTGTTTTTGAAAGTGGACACATTGGAGACGTAGCATCAATTACTGCTACTGTTGGCGCTGGTGGAACTTTATCTTTCGCTGTTGGTGCTGGTGGAACTGGATATACAAATCCAGAGATATTCGTTAACGATCCTTCCTATGAAAACCTTTCAGTAACAGGTGTTTCTAGACTGGGTATTGGAGCAACCACTGATACTGGAATAGGACTCTTACTGGACGTTAAAGTTGGTCCTTCTACTGCTGGAATTGGTTCTACTTTCTTTGAGGTTACTGAGTTTAAGATTGCTCGACAAGGATATGCGTTCCGAAGAGGTGATGTTATCAAACCAGTCGGACTTGTTACTGATAAGTCTTTATCCTCACCAGTATCAGATTTTGAAATAACAGTTATTGATACTTATTCTGATAATTTTGCCGCATGGGAATTTGGACAATTAGATTATATTGATTCTGTAAAAAATTATCAGGATGGAACAAGAGTTAGATACCCACTCTTCTACAATGGAGAACTTCTAAGTTTTGAACCAGCAGAGTCACTTTCTCCAGATCAAAAATTAGAAAATTTACTGCTAATCTTCGTCAACGGAGTTCTTCAAGAACCTGGCGTTTCCTACAAATTCACTGGTGGAACATCTTTCGTATTTACATCAGCACCTAAAGTTGAAGACAATATTGCAATATTCTTCTATAGAGGAATTACTGGAACTGATAGTAGTTTAGTCACTGGCATCAATCAAACTTTGAAAGTTGGTGACAATGTTCAGGTGTTAAAAAACAATGCGATTAAGGGAACTGTATCTCAAGATGAAAGAACCATATTTGATTTGACATATTCTGATAAATTTGAAACGGAATCTTATAATGGACCTGGAATTGATGAAACTAATGCAAAACCATTAACTTGGATAAAACAGAAAGTTGACAAAAAGATTAATGGAGAAAATGTTTACAAGTCTAGAGATTCTATTGAATCTTTAGTGTTCCCAACGGCAAGAATTATTGGCGATTTATCAACCACGGATAATGAAATTTTCGTTGACAATGCTGAAATATTTGATTATGAAAGTGATAAGGGTGCAGCATCTCCACCAACATCCTTTGCGGGACTTGTTGTTAATGGAATTTCTACAGTGACTACGGATTCTGTTGAACTTATAACTAACTTTGTCAGTGTTGATGGATTCTCTGGTATTGTAACTGGAATTACAACCGCTGCAGGAACAGGTTCTCATCCTCTGGCACTCGAATTCTCAATTCATTCTTCTTCCTTCTCTGGCATTTCTACTGGATATCCAATTTATATCTTTGATACAAGAATTGGTAGTGGTGTTACCTCAGTTGATGATTCCAATGCCGCTTCTGTTGGAATTGGAACAACATTTTTAGATAATGTCTACAAGATTTCATCTTGGAGCAGCGCTGGAACGATTGGAATTATTACATGTAATGTAGATTCTGGTTCTCCAGTTGTTGGACTTAGTTCGATAGGAAATATTACAAATCCCGTAGGAAAATACTCTTGGGGAAGACTATCGAATATTAGTGGAGGACTAACAAGAGGTTCAAATCCTGTTTCAATTGGTGTTACAGGAAATACTGTTGCTGGACTTTCTACGTATCCAACTATCCAAAGAAGAAATGCCAGCCTGAGAAATACGGGTGCCCTTCCTAAAATTATCTTATAAATATCTAAAAAACTATTAATATGGCAGCCGTCGTAACAGATCAATTTAGGATACTGAATGCTGGTAACTTTGTAGATTCTGTATCGGATACTAATAATTCATATTACGCTTTCTTAGGATTTGTCAATCCAACTTCTCCAAATCCCGGATTTGGTAGAACTTCTGATTGGGATACAAATACTCCTAATCCTATTGACAATTTTCAGTATATTTCCCAATATAGAGATGCTTCTTTATTTGGTAAAAAAATTACTAGTGCAAATATCAGAAGAGTTATAAGAAAAGTTGATTGGACATCCAATACTGCCTATGATATGTATAGACATGATTATAGTATTTTAAATCAAACGCCAATCTCCAAAACCTCCAGACTTTATGATGCAAACTATTACGTAGTTAATAGTGATTATAGAGTTTATATTTGTATTGATAATGGTTCTTCTGGAACAAATCCAACAGGTGGAAGATCACTAGATGAACCAACATTTACTGACGTAGATCCATCATCTGCTGGTTCTAGTGGTGATGGGTATATTTGGAAGTATTTGTTCTCTGTATCTCCATCTGATATTATTAAATTTGACTCTACAGAGTATGTCGTTGTTCCTAATGATTGGGCAACTTCAACAAACACCGATATTCAGACGATTAGAGAAGGTGGAGATTCTGAAGTAAACGATAATCAAATTAAAAAAGTTTATATTGAAGATGGCGGAACAGGATATAGTGCAGGAACCTATGACATCTTAGGAGATGGTTCTGGTGGCGAAGTTTCAATCACCGTTGATAGTAGTGGAACTATTACAGGAACATCTATTGTATCTGGTGGAAAAGGATATACTTATGGAATCGTAGATTTAAAAAGAACAGGAACTATTTCTAACCCAGCAAAATTGATTCCCATCATTCCACCATCCAGAGGACATGGATATGATGTTTATACTGAACTGGGAACTGATAAAGTATTGATTTATGCTAGGTTTGATGATTCAACCAAAGATTTCCCCATTGACACCAAGTTTTGTCAAATCGGACTGTTGAAGAATCCACAACAGTTTTCATCAACGACTGTATTTACTGAAAATACATTCTCTTCGTTATATGCAGTTAAATTAGCAGATTCTTATACAGGAACTCCAACTATTGGCGACAGGATAACGCAAACTGTTACTGGTGGCACTGCTCAAGGATACGTTGCATCGTATGATAAGGACACCAAAGTATTAAAAT